GTGTTGTTTTTTTAGTCATTTTAATGTCCTTTTCTAATCTTCCCATTTCAAAAGCAAAAGCCACAGGATTGTTAATTTTAGCAAATTTTGCTGCTTTTTCAGGATTTTTTCCCAAAACATAAACCAAAGCAGCCGGATTTAATGCACCCTCAAGAATCATGCCTTGCTGAGTAACATTAAAAAGTTCCTGAACCGTCGCTTCTGCTTCCTCATAATCCCGAACACGAAGGGATGTTTTGGATTTTTCATAATCGGACAATTTGTTTTCCCATTGCCGCTTTTGATCTTCTTCTTCTTGACGTTGCTTTGCTTCTTCCGCATCAACAACAGACTTTTTGGTGTACCATTCTTCTAATTTCTTCTCAAATTCTTCCGCATCATAATCCGCACTTTCTAAAGTAGGCTTTGGACCCAAAACCGTTTTTTGTACAGGACGGTTAATTTGAGATTCTAACTCTTTAATTCTTCTGTTTTTTTCGCGGTTTGCTTTTCTTAAATCACGCAAAAGTTGCGTTGAAGGCGTTGGCTCTTCTTCTTCTGCCTCATCGCCAAGAGACAATACAATTTCACTATCATCCTCATCGGAAATAACAGGACTTTCTTCTTCAGAATCCGTTTCATCTGTTTTATCGTTTTCCTGAGTTTCTTCTTCAGAAACATCTTCTTCTAAAACAGGATTTTCTTCTTTTTCTAGGTTTTGTTGGTCTTGTTCGTTTTCAATAATAGGCATAGTTTTCCTTTTCTCGTCTTAAAGCTGACGGTTGCTTTGTTAGATGATTACACCAATAACACATAATAATTCTATTGTCTCATTTTTTTCAATATCTAAATACATTTCTAAAATTTCCATATCTTCTTTTAAGATGTCTTTAAGCGTGGAAAGAGCATTCCGCAATTCTTTTTGCTTTTCTTTTTCTAAGCCTTCAAGAATCTTCTTTTCTTGTAAAAACCTTTCTAGTCTTTTGATTTCTAAGTCTAATGATTTGGATTTTTCCACATCACCAGCATAATCAATCAGTTTTTTAACAACCTTTTTAACTTGAGGTTGTTCAGACCGTATAAGGTTTTGCCCAATTTTTTGTAATTCTTGATCGTGTATTTGTTTTAAACTTAAACTTAAAAGTTCTCTTTCTCGAACCCATCCTGTTGTTCTTTTTTTAATGACAGATGTACCGCTACCAGAAACGGGAACACTTTGTATTTTAAGAGCAGGTGTCCAATAAACCCCTGCCCAATATGTTTTTGCCCAGTATTGATTTGACCACATTTTAAAAAACCATCAATCGGGCCAATAAACCCCTTAATCTGTTTCAATGCGGGCTATGCGGCCATTTTCTCGAATCAGTTTCTTTGGTTTGCTTATCATGGATAAAGCACTTTGTGTGTTTTGAGAACTAACAGTAGAAAATTCTTTTATTGCATCCCCAACCTTTGATATAGCCTCACTCATAGATGCCATTTGCTTTCCCATCTGATCGCCATTGCTTTTCTCTTCATGGTCACCATATGCCTTTTCCAAGGCTTGCGTTGCCATCATCAACGTGCGATTTGCTTCCTCGACAGAACTACCCATCTGCTTTGTCTGCTCATTTAATGCCGCTTCTATTTTCACCCGCTTTAATTCATTCTCAAGTTCCATAGCCTCAATTTCTAATTCAACCTTTTTGCTGTTTTCTGGTTTTACCTCTATGGGTTGTGGACTTTCACTTCCCATATCAACAGGCTGGTTTTGAATCTGACCCGCTTCTGATAAGGTTTTTTCCGTTTGTGCGCGTTTTAATTCCGTATCCGCAATGGTTTTTACAACGTTAGCCCGCGCTTGAGATGCTTTCGCCGTTGCCTCATCCGCAGCCGCCTTCAAGAAAATCTCATTTGGATCTTCTTTCTGATTCTGCATCTCCACCATCAACTGCTGCTTTTCTTCCTCTGTTGGATTAACAACACCATTACGCACCAACTTTTGACGGAAATACTTACGTATGTCATCAATGCCCTCAGCCTCCATATTCATCATAGACATGGCCGTTAGCACTTGCTTTGTTTCAGGATCATCCGTGATCGTTAGCAACCCAGTCAATGCCTGAACCGTTGCAGCCCGACGACTGCTCGATGAAGGCCCAACATCCACAGACACATCATAATTCGCTTTGCTTATATCATTCTTATAAACCATTTCCCTAGTGTCTTCATCAATAACAGGCTTCATCACCTCAACAGACTCCACCTTTTTATCATCCGATAAAGACTTCATCTGTCTTCCTTTTTCAGAGTATACTTCCTTAGCCATGGATAACCAAATTTCACCACACCGTTTCATGCCCTTGGCAAAGTTACTCATGTAAATAAAGGTTTGCATATCCAAACGCTGCTGAATCATCTCAACAGCCTTGCCACTGATATTGCTCACCATTTTATCCCCTTGCTGGGGACTTCCTAAAATTTCTTGCATGTCCTGCTCTGTCACCTGCAACAAACCAGCCATAGCGGGTGGAACCTGCGGACTTTGCGTAAACCCTATGGGCGCACTGGCAATGATATTGCCAGCAACATCATAAATAGGATTGATTGTTAAATAAGGATAATTGTTCTTTTGATCGTCTTGCCACCAACTCTGATGGCCCTCAACCTGTTGGGCCAAAAAGATAGGCTTTTGTACCGTGGAAATCGCACTAATCTCCGCCAGCTTAGAAATCTGCATGTTCTTTAATCTCTGGGCATCCTTTGACAGCCTCACATGCCCCATACAACGCTCTACGTTGTCAATGTACCACCGCTTGCCATACACAGGCACAATCGGAATATACTTGCCAGCAATATACCCACAATCCTCTAAGACAGCACCGCCCGATAAAATATACTTTCTAACCTTTTTCCGTTTAATCTTTCTCTCATTCACCTTATCCATCTGCGTCGCTATCAAAAGATTCTCAAGCAACGGATCAGCATCAAAATCAGCTTGCGTGTATTGCTCTTTTCTAAAGTTACCTTTAGCGTCCTTTTCAATACGGCTTTGATAATAAAAGACTTTCTCAGAAACTTCCTCAATTTTATAATACTCTGCCACGTACACAACTTCGTTGCTTACCCAGTCAAACTCTGTCTTGCGTATGTCCTCAGGCCATGAATCTGGATTATCTCCCCACGTGTCTTCATAATCATCTGAATCCATGGCCGTGATGACAAAACAATGCTTTGCATCGGCTTTATCCTGTCTCTTTGCCCCCAAGTCAAAAAACACAGAGGAATCCGCATCAAAGATAGGCTCAATACTTATCCTTTGTCTGTCATTGTCAGGGTCCTCCTCATCTTCATAAACCGTGCGCAATCTCCATGCGCCAATACCACCACTGGTCGCCTCTTCAAAGGCATTGTCATACGCTTCATTTGCATTGCTGTCCTGTTCATCCGCACGATATAAACCTTTCAAAACGTCCGCCATATCAGACCCGTCTTTGCCGTCCTTGCTCACAAAATCAACCGTGATGCGATTGTTTCTGTATTCGTTGATAATCCGAATCACAGACAAGTGAACCTTGTTAACCTCAAACATAGGCTTGTTGTCGTATTGTTCACGCAACACACCTTCCCACTGCGCACCAGGGACGCTATAAAACCTGCGATCTTCTACACACATATCCCGCGTCTCTTTCACCGCCGACATAATGGTGTCAAATTGCTCTAAGGCTTCCTCTAAAACCTCTTGCAACTTTTCTTCTTTGGTTGACATGCTATCTCCATTTCCATGATACGGGCTTTATAACAACAGGTTGAACATTGTTAGTCGCCGCCGTCAACCTAAATCCTTCACAGGCATACCGTAACGCATCAATGCAATGATCCGCCTGATTCTTTGCAAGCTCTGGCAATACCTTTCCGCTGTCTTTATCGGTGGCATAGCTAAAGAAAGACAGTTCGTTTATCGTTTCCTCACACCGTGGATGAACAACAATCCTGTACCCTTTTAGGAAGTTTATCCCTTCCTCTACACTGTTCCACCCCTTAAGACTTGGCATCATCTTAGGGTATCCATGCTTTTTCATGTGCGATATCGTCTCAGGGCGTGCACAATCCGCAACAATCACATATCGCTGGCTCTCTGGTATGCTCAGGAACATCTTGGGAAGGTCTATAATGTCGCATTGCCTCAAGACTAACTCATGATCTATATACAGCGTGCGCTCTTTTAGGTAACAACGTATCAAAACTGTGGGATCTGTACTAAAGCCCCAATCACACCCAAACTGAAAGACAGCATCAGGATCGGTCTCAAAGTTAAGTATGTTCCAGTTGGTGAACACTCTTGTCTCGCTTAGCTCAATATATCCACCCATCCAAACATGATGATACTTATCAATGCTTCGCGATCTGTCGTATTCCATCTCTTCGCGCAAAACTTGGGGAAACCACGGATTATCCATATAATTGACTTCCACAACAATAGAATCAGGCGGGGGATTTTCACATCTCAACAATTCATCTACTGCGTCCGTTTTAAAGTTTGGATTCCACGTAAACCACAACTCTGATCCTGGTTTTCGGATTGTTGGACGCAACAACTCAAGGCTTCGATGGGATAACGATTGCGCCTCTTCTACCCATGCGCGATCAAAACCAGCTAAAGATTTAATGTTTTCGGCGGTCTGGCTTTGCATTCCCTGAAAGACAATCTCGCCTTTGCCATACTTGTTTTTAATCACGTTATGTTGGATGACAAAATGATCTGCAATTCCCATTTCCTCTATCTTAAGCTCTAAGTCACGCTTAACTGATTTATCCAAAGACTGCTGAACCTCCCTAACACAAACGCTGCACGTGTCCGGATTCATAAGATGTTCTTCCAGCAACATCTCCCCAAAGAAATGTGATTTTCCGCTGCCTCTTCCACCATGCGCCCCCTTGTAACGCGCTGGCTTTAAAAGCGGCAATGCCCATTTCGGCGTTTTAATCTTCAGAGTCGTCATTTACAACGATTCTTTCTATTTTCTGAAGCAAAATAGGGTTGCCATTCTGTCCACCAATATTGATCTTTGTGGCTTCATTATAACCATACATCGCGTTTAGCTCTTTTAAAGCCCCTGTAGCACCTTGTGCATGGTTTTGGTCCCTAGCCATCTTGTAAGTGTCTAACAGTGCCGCCATGGCCATCTCACGGGTCCAAACAACGCCTTGTTCGGCTCTTGCCTTCAGGTCAGCTATCATATCAGCGACGTTACTCTTAGTGCTTTCTACATAAGCTCGCACGCGCTGTGAGTTTTTATTTGTGGTCTGTGTATCGTATGCGTCTCTATAAGCGTCAACTTGTTTCATTCCGCTTGCAACAAGCCTTGCAAACTTCTCTTGCTTAGGTGTCAGCTTCTTCTTTGGGCTTTTCTTTGGCTTTTTATCATCTTTATCCATAAAATCCTCCCTTTTGTTCATATATGACAACAAAACCCTACAAAATCAAGCCCTTTCTTTTTTTCCTATTTTTTTTTCATTTTTTTGCATTTTCTTGTTGACATGCTGCAATTATTGCAGTACTGTGTATATAACAACAACAAAACAAGCGTAACCAACCAACAAAGGAAACCAAGCCATGACTAACACAATCAAATTTTTTTACAATGGGATC